CATTGGCATCATCGCCGCACAAAAACTTATTGGTTTGTCTAAGTACACTCGTATTGCTCAGTGGTGTGCTCGTCGCGGCACTCTCCAGGAAGAGTTGTGTAACGATATTGCTAGGGAAATCCAAAAAGCAACAGAAGCTAGTGACATAGGTGTCTATGTTCAAGCTACACATGGATGTTGTGAGAATCGTGGTATTATGGCCAAAAGCAGTCTAACACAGACTACAGTGTTAAAAGGTGCATTTAAAGATGATCACGGTACAAAGAAGGAATTCTTTGATAATATTAAAATGCAACAGGAGTATGCTTCTAAATGATGAATGCTAAAGATATGGCAGATCATATAATTGATCGTGCTAGAAACATGAAAACATTTGTAGTAGAAAGAGATTATGATTTGATTCCAGCAGGTGTTATTAAATTTGATATTCAACATACCGTTGGACATCCTGCAAGAATTTTTGTTCCTGCTCTTACACAAGAAGAAGCAGAGCGTCAAGTAGACGATTGGTTTGGAGAAGAAGTATGAATTGGTTAAAACGTAAAATCCGCCGTTGGTTAGACTCGGAGCAAGATATCTGTATTGCAGAAGATCGATATGCTACAGTTAGCCCAAAGACCATTAACGGTGGTCGTGATGTTAATAGCGAGCCTACTTTACTTTTTAAAGTATATAACGCTCGTGGCGGCCGTATAGTTGAGTTTAGCCGTTATGACAAGCAAAAAGATCGTCACGATCACGATTTGTATATTATACGTAATGATGAAGATTTTGGTGAAAAGATCTCTAAGATTGCCATGTTAGAAGGTATGAAATGATCCTACTTGCAATAAAAAAAATATTTGCAAGAGTAGCAAGTGAGGTGTTATACTATCTAGGGCATTGGATTAGTTTTCCAATGCATTGGTTCGACTGGTGTTGGATTTATCCAACCTATAATTGTTTAATGTGTTGGAGTAGTGACATACAAGATTGGGCAGGGAATAATAAACCGTGGGAAAAAATAAATGAGCAAGATTAAAATAGCAGAACTTTTTTACAGTATCCAAGGAGAAGGTAGATACATGGGGGTGCCTAGTGTGTTCCTTAGAACTTTCGGCTGTAATTTCCGCTGTGCCGGCTTTGGTATGCCACGTGGAAAATTAAGCACTGAAGTAGAAGATATTGCAGAAGTTGTTCATATGTTTGACAAATATGAAGATTTGCCATTGGTAAGTACAGGTTGTGATAGCTATGCTAGTTGGGATCCACGCTTTAAAGATCTTAGTCCAATGCTTACTACAGATGCTATAGCAGATAGAATTATAGAAATATTGCCTTATAATAACTGGGGCGATGCACATTTGGTAATTACAGGTGGTGAACCCTTGTTAGGTTGGCAACGTGCCTTTCCTGATTTGTTAGATCACGAAAAGATGACAGATTTAAAAGAAATTACTTTTGAAACAAATGGCACTCAACTATTAACTGACGATTTTAAAAAATATCTAATGAACTGGCAAACAGATGCTAATGCACCAGTGGCACGTGATGTTACATTTAGTGTTAGTGCAAAATTAAGTTGTAGTGGAGAAAAACGTGAAGAAGCTATTCGTCCAGACGTTCTATTACAATACCAAGATGTAGGTTATACATATTTAAAATTTGTAGTGGCTACAGAAGATGACGCATACGAAGCACTAGAAGTTATGGACATCTACAGACTTGCAGGATTTACAGGAGCAGTTTATCTAATGCCTGTTGGCGGTGTTGAAAGTGTTTACACATTAAATAATCGTCGTGTTGCAGAATTGGCTATGAAGGCAGGATTACGCTACAGTGATCGACTACAAGTGCCTTTATTTAAAAATGAGTGGGGCACCTAAAATGATATTCACAATTTGTTTTTTAGTTGTTGTAGCGATACTTATATCTGCACTATTACAGTGGAAAGCAAATATACCTAGTGCCTGCACTGGTAATTGTAGACAAGGAAGACAATGCGACTGCATGGAGGAGAAAGATGAAAAAATTAATTAAACGTTTATTTGGTATTGATAAATTAGAAGCAGAAAAACAAGCTCTACAAGAAGCTAGGGATAAAGCAGTAGCCGAAACAGCTTTGGCAAAAGAGCAAGAAGAACTTGCTAAACTATCTCCCAAAGAGCGTGCTAATAAGAAACAAGAACCGTGGGTATCTGTATTAGAAACACATGTGAATAAAGATAATCCAGCAAATGGTTTTTTCGAGCTTGACTGGAATGAATATTTTGTGTTACAATTAAGACAATCAGGATTTGGCTTTGAAGGCGATCCAGACGAAATGGTGGTAGATCTTTGGTTCAAAACACTAGCACGTAATATGCTAAGTGAAGAAGGTTTAGAAATGAATCGTAGCCAAGGATTTATTAATGTACAAAAATTAGATAATAACAGATCAGAAATTCGATGATAATTCAAAAAATGAAAAGTTTAACTCCTATGACAGAGTATACTCCGTCTTGGGATTTTTCATTTGGATTTAAACGTTGGAGCGATGACGAAAAAATTAAAAAAATAAGAGATTGGTTAATCAATAATGAACAACGCATAATCAATTCTGTTGATGGAGATTATGATGGCCAAACTGGATTAGGTGTAGATAGTTTAACTGGAAGATTTGAAAATTACAATCTATTTAATTTTGCTAATGAATTACCAGAACTAACAGATTTATTAAACTTTATCCGATTAAGTTATTTTGAATTTATCAAAGCAGATAAAACCAATATACGTGACACAGTTGTCGTTTGTTGGTATAATGTATTGCGTGATGGACAAAATGTTGCAGAACATCATCACGGAGCAGGTAATGATGTATATCTAAGTGGAAATTTCATCTTAGATGATTATCAAACAAATACCAATTATCGTTGTCCTTTTGATAAAGATGTCGTAATGCCAATATCAAACAATAGAGGCATACTTACACTTTTTCCAAGTTGTATACCACACTATAGCGATGTGTATCGCGGCAATGATGTAAGAATAAGCATAGCATTCGATATTAGATTACCGCATATTATAGAAAACAGTCAACGACATGCTATAGATTTTATGAACGAAGAAATTTTTAACCAACTTGTGAAAGAATAAATGACACACATTATAGTAGATACTGCAAACACATTCTTTCGTGCTAGACACGTGGTTCAAGGCAGTGCTGATATTAAGCTCGGTATGGCTTTTCATATTACTTTTAATAGTATTAAAAAAGCGTGGCAAGACTTTGGAGGTACGCATGTAGTATTCTGCCTCGAAGGTCGTAGCTGGCGTAAGGATTTTTACGAGCCTTATAAACGTAACAGACAAGAAACTCGTAGTGCTATGACACAAAAAGAACAGGAAGAAGATAAACTGTTCTGGGAAGCATTTGACGAGTTTAAAAACTTTATTACAGAAAAAACTAACTGTACAGTAATGCAACATCCTCGATTAGAAGCAGATGACTTGATTGCTGGTTGGATACAAAATCATCCAAGTCAAAAACACGTTATTATTAGTACAGATGGAGATTTTGCTCAGCTTATTAGCCCTACTGTAAGCCAATACAACGGAGTAGGCGATTTACATATTACACATGAAGGAATCTTTGATGCGAAAGGTAAACCAGTTAAAGACAAAAAGACGGGCGAGCCTAAGCCTGCACAAGACCCTGAATGGATGCTGTTCGAAAAATGTATGCGAGGCGACACATCAGATAATGTATTTTCAGCTTACCCAGGAGTACGTACAAAAGGGACAAAGAATAAAGTTGGTCTCATGGAGGCGTTTGAAGATCGCAACACTAAAGGGTATTCTTGGAACAATCTAATGTTGCAACGTTGGGTTGACCATAATGGAATCGAACACAGAGTTCTTGAAGACTATCAGCGTAATGTACAGTTATGCGATTTAACTGCGCAACCTGCTGATATTAAAAATATTATTATTGAAACAGTAAAAACACACGCAGTACCAAAAGATGTTACACAAGTAGGCATTCGTATGCTAAAATTCTGTAATACTTGGGATATGAAAAAGATTGCAGATAACATTCAAAGTTATGCAGAACCGTTTCAGGCCAAATATGCGGAATAAATACATACATTATTCCAACGCCTTCGGGGTAGAATAATATTAAGGAGAATAATATGACAGAAATACACGCCAAGCCTATTGTGGATGGTAAGTTTTGGATCGTAGAGCAAGATGGCACTAAGATTGCAACACTACACAAGAAAGAAAATAATAAATTTGTCCTGAGTAGTACTACAGGCGAAGTTATGTTCAACAAGAAAGACGATTTAACCAAACAATTTGGTAAAGAGTTTTTCTTAAAAAGTACTAAAGTTAAGATCACAAACGCAGAACCAGAAGTTCATGAGGTACATGGATTTCCTAGTATGTGCAAACCATATAACAGTATGTATGACGTTAGACGTAAACTTCCTTTGTTTACTAAAAGTAATCAAAGCAAAAGTCTATATTGTGCAGGATACTATACAATCAGATTTGATAAAGGATGGGTTAAATCCTTTTGCCCTAAACTAATCACTATCGAAAGATATGAAAATAAAGGTCCTTTTAAAACTGAATTTGAAATGAAAACGGTACTGGCAAATGCAAAGTCAAGTTAATACCACACCAGTTGTACAATTTACACAATTACTTCGTGCCGCTGAATTGGCAAAACAACAAGAAGTTAAAATTCCAATTCAGCAGGCAAGATTGCTAAGTCTAGCACTTAATGACATTTTGACTAAACTTAATCAGGATTATGAAAGTTTGTTTAATCTATTAAAAGCTAGCTCAGATAATGAGGTTATTGAAGTATCCTTAGATGGCGGTGGCTTTTCTGACAAATAATGGATAAATATATGCGTATATTTACGAGACGCATATTTATGTCAAGACCAAAGCCAAAAGTATTATTAGAATACACTAGCAAGAAAACTTATAAATCTGAACAGATTTTAGAGTCGGAAGCCATTTGGGCTGTCTTTTATAAAGGCGAGCCATTTAACCTAAAAAGTTTTAGTAGTGTTACTAGTTATCCTGGTCCCAAATATAAAAAAACTAGTTTTTCAAATCCTGGACACGCATTAAATCTAGCAAAAAAATTAAATTTAACATTTGGTACCAAGGAGTTTGAAGTTTATAAACTTACCACCGGTACCATAGTTAAATGATCTCAAAAGAAACTTATACTAAGATATTTCTGCAACAATGGGATAAGAGTGCAGATGATGCCAATGTAAAACTTTATCAAAGAACATGGTGGGTAAACAACAGAAGTAAAATGGGCGGTGGTCTCAGACTTACCGATCAAGGTTTTGAATTTCTTACAGATATTTTGGAATTGAGAAGCTACGAAGTTCCGTTTACCGAACCAATTGATCTTAGTCCACAAACTATTATATTTTTGGACAGATATATTGATTGTCCATATTATCTCACTAACCAAAGTATTACAGTATTTTCCGAAAAAAAGAGTTTTGAGCTTTATTTGTTTTCGGACGACATCAGAAAATTTGGCTTAATTAAAGCCATGAAAAATCGCCAAGAACCTGAAGAATCCAGTTGACTAGTCAGTTGTTAGGTGTTATACTATTAAAACAGTAGCAACACTGACACTAATTTTTTCAACTAAGGAACGGAAATGGCAGAAATTAACAGTCGCACGGTAGGCCCTAAAAGTGCTAAAAAATCCCTGCGTAAAGCATTCGATAGCAAGCGTCCAATTTTTATCTGGGGTCCTCCAGGTATTGGTAAGTCAGACATTATCAAGCAGTTGGGCTCTGAGCTCGATGCTCATGTCATTGACGTTCGCTTGAGTTTGTGGGAACCCACAGACATTAAAGGTATTCCATATTTTGACAGCAATACTAGCAAAATGGTTTGGGCTCCTCCAAGCGAATTGCCAGATGCTGAAATGGCTAGTCAACATAAAACTATCATTTTGTTCTTAGACGAAATGAACAGTGCGGCACCTAGCGTACAAGCGGCCGCTTATCAATTGGTTTTGAATCGTCGTGTAGGCACATATCATTTGCCAGATAATGTTGTACTAGTTGCGGCTGGTAATCGCGAAAGCGACAAGGGTGTTACATATCGTATGCCT